CTAGACTTCAATGCCGCTCTCGGTTCAATTTGCGGTGTGTTGGCCATTTTAACAATGTCACCCACACATCCTTCAGGCCATTTATTTGGCCAGTAATGATGAGTTTCCGTTAAAACAGTTGGTAATCGCCTATGATACATATTATCGAATGCCATTTGGACTTCGGACACAGTTGGACGATGTGGAAGCTTGTTCGGCCTGAAATACGGTAAGTTATATACTCTAGGCAGCATGACGGGTAAAGATCTTATTAATACTCTAGGGTGAACATCCATAATTAGGTTCAACCAAGCGCTCATATCTTCTGAATTAGGCTCCTTTTCTTTAATTGTTTGTAATTCATAGCTTATAGGAGTGAATGCACCGCCATTGTACTCGTATATTCCACCCACTGTTATTACTTCTAGCTCAGTTGGAATGTATTTTACCGCTTTCTTCTTCAGTATTTTAGAAGTAGTATCATTCGGCTGACATGTGAAATAGGTTAGTATCGATCTCGTTCTGGAAACACCTACAATAATATGTGGTATTTGATCAAATATAGTTATCGCGTTTGGAGTTAATCTTACCATTGCGACAGAGTTGTATCTTTCTCCTTGTTGTTCGTGAATAGTAAACACTCTATAATCAGGATGAGCTAATATCAGCGCGTCCTTGTCTCCTTTAGTGAAAGTTAAATATACTTGGTAACCAGGAGGTACAGATGTTGCATTATATAATAGAGAAATGTTTATCACTCCTAATCGATCATTTCCGTGCTCATAACTGTCATAGTATGGACGCAGCACGTCACATACCACTTTTGGATTTTCGTAAGAAATTGACATATAGCTCACCACATCCCATGGATAATAGGTGTATCTCTGTTTGTAGTCTGGCACTCGACATATAAACGGAATTTGCATTCTATCTCCGAACACTTCCACTCTTTCAGGTGCTAGTATGGATATTATAACATCTGGTGCAGCGCTGTGTAACATAAGTCCTTCATCTAGCCTCGCTACACGAATGGGTGTGGCACCAGTCCATCCATTAATCACTAATGAATCGAAGGTTACTGCGCTTACTTCTTTGCGTTTATAGCTATTGACTGCTTCACGAGTAGCGACAACCACCACGTCCTGCCCCTCTACATGCCGGTCTACAATTGTTGAGGTTTTCCCGCAACCGGGCACACCTTCAACTAGCTCGACAGTAGCCTCATTTTCACTAGACATAGCGT